TTTTTCTTTTTGTGGCGTTATTCATTCCGGGCAAGTCCAGAAAAGCGAATTTTGAACACTGGAAGAGCAGAAAAGCATAGAAAAATATACCGATTTTGTAATATTTTAGTTGTTTTTTGCTATGTAACGTTACATGTAGCGTTACAAATAACGTTACTGTAACGCATTGTAACGCGATAGAATAAGAATAAGATTAATAATAATATATATGTGCGCCAAAGTCGCACGAGAGCACCCAAAACAGCACAAAATATTTTTATATTTGACGAAATTATAAAAGTATGATAATAATTATATTATAAAAATTAAATGCATCCGGGCAACATATCCAAAGCAATGCGGCGGACTGGTCCCGGAACCAACGGAACCCATGCAGCCGGTACAATTTGAATCTAACAAGTTCAGATTGCGCCGGCTTTTTTATTTACCTGATGCGCAGATCATCAGAGAGAAAGGAGCAGAGCATGAACGACAACGCAATAACAACCGCTGACGGCGTAGAAATTTATGAAGATGATATTAAAATGTACGCTGACGAATACATAAGAACTCTACTCCGTAAAGAGGACATAGAAAAGCCAAATGTATTTACCGGAATGATAAAGTATATTAACCGTAAAATTAAATTTAATAAAAATAATAATATATATACCAGTATCGATTTATTAAATAATATATGGGTTAATTATACAGAGTTAGTTTATAAATATAACCAAAAGCCGACTATAGAAGAATTTGCTTTATTGATTGGAATATCGCGAGAGACTATCTACTCTTGGATGCGCGGCGACACCAGAAGCGAAGATTATAGCTCTGCGCTCGGCTCTTCGCGTTCTGACACGATTAAAAAATTTCAGGACGAATGTAGAATCGGACGGTATAAAAGTGCGGCAGCTGGCAACGTTGGCGGCATTTTCTTATGTAAAGCTGTCGATGGCATGGTAGAGACTGCACCGGTACCAGTGGCGAACGTGGCGCAGGTGCAAAGCATAGAGCAGCTACAAGAAAAGTACCTGGAAGGGACAAAAACGGACGCTTTACCGATGCCAAAAGCAGATTTTTAATAAATTGTGTTAGTTTTCAGAGCAATTCAAGCGGTATTTATTCGCTGTTATAATTGCGCAAAAGTCCGCAAACATGCATAAACAAAGGATTCTTGGCATTTCCGAGTCTATTAATTGCGTTAAATTACTGTTTAGCGCAAAAATGAAACTGGCGGAAATCCTCAGACGGGGGAGGGGGTCTATAGGAACTGCAGGGACCGCCCTACTCAACCCCACAAGTAGCGAAAATACAAAAAGGGCTCTTTCGTTACGGGCCATCATCATACCACATCAGATAAAATCTCAATCAACATCCGATTATCAAATTCCAAATTTTAAAAAAATTAAAAAGGAGTATCGATATGGCGAATTGTAATTGTGCTTCCTGCCATTGGTGCATCAAGGACAAGCTGGGCGATATGATTTGCGGCAATGATAGCAGTGAATATCTTGCTGATTACGTAAACGAAGAACATTGGTGCGAAGAATACGAAGAGGGCGAACAGGAGGACTAAAAACTATGACATTGAGTGAATATCAAAAGTTAGCTGCAAGAACTATCAACCCGGATTTAACTCCTGTAGGGCAAGAGCATCATGCTTTATATGGGCTTTGTTCTGAAGTCGGAGAAATCCACGGTTTATTCCAGAAAGTATACCAGGGACATCCGATGGATGAGACGCACCTTGCAAAAGAGATTGGCGACGCACTTTGGATGTTGGCAGAATTGTGTACGGCGCATGGGTTCGATATGGACGAAATTGCGCAGATGAATATCGACAAACTGAAAGAGCGTTACCCGAAAGGATTTAACGCAGAACAGTCTTTGCGTAGAGCAGAAGGGGATATTTAATCAAATGATTGTAACTTGCTTTGGAATCTTCCAATTCGGACTGTGTTGGCAAATTGCGAGCCTGCCGTCCGAATGGATTGAATTCATAAAATCAAAAACACCGGACACGCATGGTAGATGCGGCGTTGATTATGAGTGCATCCGGTCGAGGCATCCAGTTTAGGTTGTGCCGTTCGTGACTACTGCATAGCGGATTACATGACAATAACGCCAGAAACTATGCGAAGGTTGCGGTGCACGGCCAATGGCAACGAAATCATGGCGGTAAGTTGCTGAAAGGACCGCACAGTCACAGTGGCATCGCCAAGCGGTAAGGCACGGGACTTTGATTCCCGCATTCATCGGTTCGAATCCGATAGCCACTGCTTAACAAGAAGAGAACTTCATTGTTTTGTCTCCTGTCCTCCAAATGCGAACGGCATTGTCGGTACCGTCACAGGTACCAGGAGGAATAGCCGGAACAAAATTCTGGCGAACTCAATATTCAAAGCCGGTGGGTGGTCCTACAGGTAGCCAGATGGCAGATATTGAGACATACCATGCACAGTCCTTGCATACCGAAGATGGACAACCATGGAGGGAGAAAACGCGTATCTGGCCCGGAAGGTGGATTGCGTACTATTGCGGGTTCAATTCCCGCGCATGGTTTCGGCTTTCTATTTTTGTCATTTGATGCAGCCTGTAATTATCTGCGGATGATGCAGGTCCTCCTTTCGCCTCCTAGCGATGAGTGGTCGCTGTAATTGCATTTTTGCAATTGTCCGGCAACAGTTGAGAATGCAGAAAAAGGGATTTCGTAATCCCGGGAGGCCTTTGCGGATATAAACCTAATGGTAAGGTATCTGATTGCTAATCAGAGAGTAGTCGAGCAAGTCCCGGCGTGTTGGTTCAAGTCCAGCTGTCCGCGTTTGGAATGATGGTTCCAATAATTTGCCAGCGTGGCCGAGTTCGGTTTAAGGCGTCTGTCTTGAAAACAGATGATGCGTAATGCACCGTGGGTTCGAATCCTACCGCTGGCGTTGCAGTTTTTCAACATAATCATTTTCGTGATTCCGCGAAAATGACAGAAAGTAGGTATGGGAATGAAATTTTTAAAGAATTTATTCGCTAAAATGAGAAAAAATCGTCAAAAAGAGCAGGAAAATCATGTTTCCGCAAAGCGCGAGGAGAAATTTACCGCCTGCGACAAGTGCGAAAAACTGAAAGAATGCATGGATAATGGTTATGTTTTCGATGTGACAACGCTCGAAGATACCAGAAGGCATTTTGATAAATGGTTTGGATATAAATGCGAGAAAGCGTAGAGTGATTATATGGTTACAGAAAGCACGAAGGCGTTGGCGCAAAGGATTCAAAAGAAAATTGATTCGGAAGGTATAAATTCCGCTTATCTTCAAGACCTGCTCGATGTGGCGATAATTGCCATTCGAAAAGAGGACGATGTTCCGTGGGCATTGAAGGTGCTTAAATACATAAAAGAATGCTGTGTATATGGAATACAAAATGGGATATCAATACTGAGCCTTGACGCTTTGTGGTGGAGAGCTACGAAAGAAGAGGCATATTTTCTGTTTGAATCTTTCTTGTATTACATGGAACGCAAAAGACCGGCAAAGAAGAAATTCTATGAGCCAAGAGAAGAAACGCTCCGGATTGTCGTTCAAGACCTGCAAGATCTGGAAGATGGCGTGATTGACTTCTACGGACTTTCACTTCCGCCGCGAGTTGGTAAATCCACAATCTGTATTTTCTTTCTTGTCTGGGTAATGGGACGACATCCAGATTTGCATAATGCAATGGGCGGCCACTCTGGTATTTTGGCTAAAGGATTCTGGAAAGAAGCATTAAACCTTATCACATCTTCGGAGTATTGCTTTGATGAAATATTCCCAGATGTGACGATTGAAAGCAAATCCGCAGATGAGTTTACGCTAAACCTCAATTCGCCGGACCGATTTGCAACACTGACCTGCCGCGGTATTGACGGAACATGGACAGGTGCGGTTGATATTTCCGCCGGCGGTTATCTGTATGTCGATGACTTAATCAGAGACCGGCAAGAATCTTTAAGTCCGATTCGTTTGAACGGCAGGTACCAGGATTATTTGAACATCATGGTTGACCGTAAAAATGACGGTGCAAAAGAGCTGATGGTCGGAACCAGATGGAATGTCATGGACCCGCTTGGAAGAAATGAGAAGAAGTTCAAGGGAGACCCTAAGAAGCGTTTCCGCAAGATTCCGGCACTGAATGAAAATGACGAATCCAATTTCGATTACAAATACGGAGTTGGATTTTCCACAAAATATTACAAAGACCTCCGGGATAGACTGGATAAGAATGAGTGGATGGCAAAATACATGCAGCGTCCGTTTGTGCGTGAAGGTTTGTTGTTCCCAGAGAATGAATTGAATTTCTATAATGGCGTTATGCCGGATGG